TTTATTTTATGGAATGTAATGACATAAAATAAAAATTGCTGGTGAACAAAGTGAGAATGGCAATTTTTATTTTATGGAATGTAATGACATAAAATAAAAATTGCTGGTGAACAAAGTGAGAATGGCATATATATTTTATGGAATACATAACAAGGTGAAAAAATTTGTCAAAATAATATCAATTACATACCAGTTTGTGGTTTATTAAAAACAATACCAATAGTTTTATTTATCATGTCATATGTTCTATTTAATATCAATTTTGGATAATAAAGATAATCTATTGCATTCACATATAATTGTGGATAATTTGAAAATTTTACATTACAATGTGGACATTTAACACTATGATGTGTAGCAACCCACTTTTTATAATTTGACATTTCACATGTAATTTTACATATTGAACACATGTAATAATATCCCCCATATTTAATTGTGTCCCAATCAATGATACATGTTACATCTTTTGACAATGATCTTCTTATTGCATGTTTTTTTTCATATGTTAATACTATATGTAATGAAATATCACTCAGATACTTTATTTCAGAATGATTATTTGCAGTTACAAGTTGATTATCAAATGGAATATTATTTACTTCATCTACATCCTCATCAACATCCTCAACTACTTCCTCAACAATATGAGGAAGTGGTCGTGGTCGTATATATTGTGTTGCTATCCAAATTTTATCTAATTCAGTATGCATTACATCAAATGTAATATATGATATTTCAATACTACAATCATTTGAAGAATTAATAAAAAAATGACTTGCATCTTTCATAACAATAAGACCATACGGTTGATTTTCATTGATATTCATCAAATTGGAATAAACATCAAATGCATAAGTATCATATTTATCACTTACATAGTCAAAATATTGCGGATCACATTGTGTGGATTTCATATCAAAAACAAGTAACTTTTCATTATTATCATCTATTTTCTTAATGCATCTCAATTTTATATCAAGTTTACTATTAGGTGGTGCATTTATCAATATACATGCAATATTTAATGTATCATTAAACTCAACAACATTTTCACCAATTTTAATATCATATTTTTCAGTATACACTTTTTTTATTAGATATTCATGCTGATTCATCCTGTAACGATTTATTTCTTCCTGAGAATATGAAACCATATAGGAAACATTCAATTTATTCATGTCAGCATTAACACTATCAATTAAAATCAAAAAATAATGATTATCAAATATTCCATTTGTAATTTTCTTTTTAAAAAAAGGTAATTCCATGATATTATTTTTTTCATATTTGGTATATGATGTTTTGTATATGAAGTTATTTAATGTTTTTAATGCATCTCTCCCTATTTTACTAATAAATTGAATAGTTAAATTTTCTTTGTCTGATCTAGTATCACATGTTATTGTATTGGGATCAATTATTTTTTTGACAATAAAAAAATATATATTGTTAATATTATCAATATTGTCTATCCACATATTGTAAATTAATTCCATTTCATTATTTTTTTCAATTACCACTCTATTATTTACAAAATTGTGTACTTTATTACTTGTATATACCTTTTCATGTCTTTTGTAAATCTCTTTTGTAAATGTGATCTGTGGATTTGTATGAATGTAATATTCTATCATTTTGTTATATTTTATATAATTTTCATATTTTTAAATCATATGTAGTTTGAAAACATGTAATTAGAACACACATAGGCTAATTCAAAAAATTCAATTTCATTTTATGTTTGATAAAAACATAAAATGAAAATTCAGATAAAATATTCTTTGACTATATCATCTTTAGGATAAATAAAATGAATCTTTCAAATTATTCATTTTCATGATCATGATCACCATAATCTTGCATGGTTTCTATGATTCTTTGAAATGTTACATCTGTAATCATATCATTGCCAAAATAAAAAACATTATCCAGGTGTAAATTTCTGCAATTCAATATGGATGATGGAAATTTGGTTAACTGATTGTAATTTATGGCCAAAATTGTTAATTTAGTTAAAGAATGAAATATTGTTTCTGGTAAACTAATTAGCTGATTATATGATATATTCAAACTGTCCAAAATGAATTGTGATGCGAATAGTTTTTCTGGTAAACTGATTAACTGATTGTTATCTATATGTAATGACATTAAATTGATTAAAGTGGCAAAAATGTTTTCCGGTAAGCATGTCAGCTGGTTATTTGATATATATAGTTGGCACAAATTGTGTAATGATACAAATATATTTTCCGGTAAGCATGTCAGCTGATTATTTGATATACGCAGGTCGTACAAATTGTGTAATGATACAAATATATTTTCCGGTAAGCATGTCAGCTGATTATGTGATATATGCAGGTAGTACAAATTGTGTAATGATGCAAATATTTTTTCTGGTAAGCATGTCAGCTGATTACTTGATATATATAGTTGTCGCAAATTGTGTAATGATGCAAATATATTTTCCGGTAAACTAGTCAACAGATTATTAGATATATTTAATATTTCTAAATTGATTAGATGAGAAAACATGTCTTCTGGTAAAGTGTCTATGTTATTTCCCAATAGAAACAAAACTTTTAAATTGTGCAGATTTGTAAACATGTTTTCTGGTAAATTAGTTAGCTGATTAAATTGCAGATCTAATGTTTGTAAACTAGGCAATAGGGCAAATATTTCTTGAGGTAAACTTGTTAGATTCAAATATGATAGACTTAGGCTTGTTGAACCAATAGAAACGGCATGTGCAATTCTTCTTTTTGCCTCCTCCATTTATCGTATTTATGAAATTTACATGTTTGGTAACCTAAATAATATATAATTTCAATTTTTATTTAATACTTGCAAATATAAAAAAGTATTTATGTCTACTATCACATAAACCAATAAAATGAATAAATAAAAAACAATAAGAATAAATATTAGTTCCTATTATTAATGATCTATATTGTTCCATGTGATCGGCAAAAATCAACAAGACGTAAGATTTGGTTTATATTATGTCATTCTTACATTGCAACCAATTAAACAAATCATGATACCCATTTTTCAATCTCTTCATCTGCAATATCTATAGCTTTCAACTTATCAACACATATCTTTTTCAACTCATCATCCATCTCTCTACCATCCAAAGTGGACAATATAATAGCACTAATTCTTTCACTATCAGAAATGCTAATTATTATATCATCATAAAAACCCACTAAACAGTTTACTAATCTAGTTAGCCTACCTGTAAAACACTTACACTCACTCTCTTTTAGTTCCTCATCTAATCTGGCAATAATATCTGTTTTGTTGGGATGATTTATGATGCGCCCAAAGACCTTAACAAAGACATCATAAAAAGATACTAGTAAAGTGGAATGCACATCTGTATCATCTAAGTAAGTTAGAAGATCTGATAAACAAGAAATAGGCCATGTTAAACACTCTGTGATTATATCATCTTTGGGACAATCATATGGATCTTTAAAGAGTGCATTAATAGATTGTTTAGTGGATGTTTGAATACTAGATGCATGAATATTTTGACTATCTTTGAATATCCCATGATTGTTGTAATTTTGCATTCTTTCTATGAACCTTTGGAATCTTATATCTAGAGTAAATTCCATATCACGATGATAAAAACTAGTTAATCTTCTGCAACCCAAAATAGATGATGGTAAACTAATTAACTGGTTGCAAGATATGGATAATGTTTGTAAACTGGTTAGAGGAGTAAATATGTTTTCTGGTAAACTGGTTAGCTGATTGAAAGCTAAGTCCAATATTCGCAAGCTAGTTAAAAAAGCAAATATGTTTTCTGGTAAACTGATTAGCTGATTGAAAGATATGTATAATTCTTGTAGACTGATTAGAGGGGCAAATATGTTTTCTGGTAAACTGATCAATTGATTATAAAATATATTCAATATTTGTAGATTGGTTAGAGAAGCAAATATTTTTTCTGGTAAACTGGTTAACTTATTGCGACATATGTCCAATTCTTGTAGTTTGATTAGAGGGACAAATATCTTTTCTGACAAACTAGTCAATTGATTATGAGATATATTTAATCTTTGTAAATTGATTAAATGGAAAAACATATCTTCTGGCAAACTGGTTAACTTATTGCGACATATGTCCAATTCTTGTAGTTTGATTAGAGGGACAAATATCTTTTCTGACAAACTAGTCAATTGATTATGAGATATATTTAATCTTTGTAAATTAATTAAATGGAAAAACATATCTTCTGGCAAACTAGTCAGTTGATTATTTGATATATCTAATATTTGTAAACTAGGCAACAATGTAAATATTTCTTCAGGTAAACTTTTTAGTCCCATATATGATAGAGTCAGTATTGTTGAACTAGTAGAAATGGCATGTTTAATTCTACATTTTGCTGCTTCCATTGTATATCTATATGAAATTTGTATGTTATCAAATAAAATAAGATATAATTTCAATTTTTAATTTTTAGAAGAAAAATGATAAATAAAGAATCTCAAATTATTCAGTTAATACACAAATTATGATACCCATTTATCAATTTCATCATCAGCAATATCAATTGCTTTCAATTTATCCACACACATTTTCTTCAACTCATCATCCATCTCTCTACCATCCAAAGTGGACAATATAATAGCACTAATCCTTTCACTATCAGAAATGCTAATAACGATGTCATCATAAAAGTCCACTAAACAGTTCACTAATCTGGTCAGTCTACCTGTAAAACACTTACAATCACTCTCTTTTAGTTCATCATCTAATCTAGATATGATATATGTTTTGTTAGGATGACTAATAATATGCCCAAATACCTTCATAAAAACATCATAAAAAGAGACTAGTAAAGTGGAATGAACATTTGTATCATCCAGATAAGTTAAAAGGTCTGGTAAACAAGAAATGGGCCATGTTATGCATTCTTTGATCATATCATCTTTGGAAATATCATATGGATCTGTAAAGAGAGTATTAATAGACTGTTTAGTAGATGTTTGTATACTGGATGCATGAATATTTTGACCATCTTTGAATATCCCATGATTGTTGTAATTTTGCATTCTATCTATGAATCTTTGGATTCTTATTTGTAAATAGTCCATTGACGATGTATATGAAGTTTAATTATTATCATTATTATCATTTTTAGCTAATATTGTCAAGTTATGTAGTTCTAGCATATCTTCAATCCATTTGTCTATCCTATTTATATCTTTACTCTGAGGAGCTCGGACAGATTTATTATACATATATCTTGATCCAATGTTGAACCTATTTCTTTGTTCTTCAATCATTTTGTCCATCAATTTTTTGTTCCGAGCGGCTTGGACAGATTTAAATAATTGTAAGTGCGTACTTCCAGTTATCAATGATGACATTTTATCTTTCAACATTTCATTTTCTTTTACTAGTTTTTTATTTTCTTCAACCATCATTCTATAAGTTTCATTATCTATTTCTAATGCAACAGGATCAGTTTGTGTTGATATTTGGTCAGTGATGTCTAATTTGTTCATTACTATGGTACTCTATAATATAATGATCATTTATAAAATATTCAAATAGATTATGTGTCATTTCATTTTTTATTCTGTTATTGATCTTGACATTTTTTATGACTGACAAATTGAAATGAGAATAAATAAATTATGATACCCACTTTTCAATTTCATCATCTGCAATATCAATTGCTTTCAACTTATCGACACATACTTTTCTCAACTCATCATCCATTTCCCTACCGTCTAAAGTAGTTAAAATAATGGCACTAATTCTTTCACTATCTGAAATGCTAATAACTATGTCATCATAAAAACCCACTAAACAATTCACTAATCTGGTCAGTCTACCTGTGAAACATTTACATTCACTCTCTTTTAGTTCCTCATCTAATCTGGCAATTATGTCTGTTTTGT